TCGTTGGGGTGCTTATTTGGTCCAGTTCCTCGCTATTCATGAAGCAGCTGTATGTGCCGTCTGGGTATGCCATCAGAAACCACAGCTCATTGCCGATGAACTTCAGCCATACAATGTCACCATCAAAGGTCCACTCGCTCCAGCTGGCCTGGCTTTTGGCCAAGCTGTCAGTCCCCGACTGCCACAGATACTTGTAGACGTAGAGCTTCTTTTTGTTGTTGGGTGTACGGCACACGGCCATGTCGATCGTCTCGCCTACATCCCAGTGGGTAGCCAGACCGTCGATGTACTTCGGCAGTGATGACGTGATGTTCAGGCTGCCACCTAAGTTCATGCCAAGCCTACGAGAGACCGTTTCAATAAACTGGTACTCACGGAAGTTGGTGTAGTTAAACTCGTTGGTGGCAAAAATCACCACAGGGCCAGCGATCTTAGGGCGCAGGTCCGGATTCATCAGGATGTTGCTCAGTCGCAGGATGGTGGCCGTCCGCGGCGTCAGCACATCAACGTCCGCTGGTTTGATCTGGAACTGACTGTTGCCACTGAAGGCAAGCAGCGACTCATTCACCGGCAGCAACCAGTTGAGCCGGGTGCTGGTCTCCGATGTAGCACGGAGATCAATCGGATCCGTCTCTAAGACGGCGACAGATGTGTCAGGGAAGAAATTAAAGATGTCATCCGTCTCGCTCATCACAACGGTTTCACCAGCGCAGATCGCATAGCGACCGCGGAATAGCACGTGATCCTTGATGATCTGACCAACGAAGCTTGGCGTCGGCACCGTGGACTCATCCCCTGCAGTCCTGCTGCCCCATGTCGGGAAGGTGTAGGTGTAGGTGACGCCACCAGTCGTCAGGCTTCTTGTCGCCCCATCTGCTGGCCCCACAAAGAACACCTGCGGTGCCGCCCGGTAGATCACCAGTGGCATGGTGCTTTCATCCAGCTTGAACTGCTGGCCAGGTTTCAGTGTCTCAACCCAGGTTCCTTCGCCGAACGTGCTGCCGTCGTTGGTAAAGAACTTCACCCAGTAGTCGTCTTGGGCGTTAGCGGGTTCGGAGTCCACCTTCACGATGAAGCCGTCTGATGCCCGTGCTGGCAAGTCGGAGAACTTCGAGACCGTGTTGCGGATTACTCGGGCCAGCGTGTTGGAGCGGCTGTCATCCAGCTGCAGCGTGAAGTCACCGCCATCGTTCTTGGCGACAAGCACCACCGCCCCGTTGGCAGTAGCTGTGTAGCCAGTCACTCCATTGATCTGTGCGGCCAGTCCTGAGGCCACCGTGGCGGTGCTGATCGTGTTGCTGGTATCAGTGACCTTCGGTGTCGTCACCGGTGTCAGAGCCGTGCCTGCGAGCGTCACGGTGTAGCTGACGTCGTAGGTCACACCTTGCACAAAGATCAGCGCATCAGTCTTTGCGGCAGGTGCTGTCGTCGCTGACAGGGCCGTGCTTTTCTCCCGGTTCAGCAGCAGGCCCAGTGGTCCGTTGTTGATCAGGACAAACTTCTTGTACAGCTCTGTCAGCTGATAGATGTAACTGGTGCTGTCACCAATGATCCGCTCATACGGCGAAGCGTTGACCGTCATGCCGGTGCCATGCACATCCAGCTTGCAAGTCAAGCCATTGAGCAGGATGCGCAGCTCAGTCGTGCTACCAACTGGTGTGAGCGTGACGCTGTAGTTCTCGTCCCCCACTACGGGCATCATCTCGACGTATAGGTCCTGGAAGGACGTGTCGAAGATTCGACCCGCGTAGTTGGTCGGTGCTCGCTTTGTCAGCCCCTCCACCGGTGAGCTATAGGCGTTTACTTGCCGCTCTCCCTGGCCGGGCAGTCGTAGGTGTGGCGGCTGCTGACTGACTCCTTGCGTCAGGGTGTCGAGCTTGCCTTGAATCAAGCTCTGTGGAGCGCGGCGTGTGCCGGTGATGTTGGACTTACGACGCATCACACACCTCGGTAACGAAGGCCATCAGAAGGGATGTAGCCAATGCCTTGGCCCACCCCGCGGTCATTGCCCCACAGCAGGTTGTTGCTGAGGCCGCGCTCTTCGTCGCGGATCAACATGGCCCGGGCGTACTCCTCATCCTGTGCGGTGTACGTGTAAATCGCATTGCTGTTCAGGTAGCGATCGGAGTAGATCCGTGCTGCACGGATGGTCACGTACTGCTGTGCAGTGTGAGGCAGTTCATCCCAGCCGAGCTGGCTCACCACGTAGTCCACGATCAGCGCCGTGGCCATGTCAGCGCCAAAGGCAAACGTGCGTTTTGCTCGGTCGTAGACCTTGAGACCACGCTGCACGTACTGCTTGTCGGGGTAGCGGTTGGGGCTGAACTGTGTGCTTAGCGTGTTGCTGGGTAGCACGAACTCTTCGGCTGACGTCTTGGTGAGCGGTACGTTCCAGTCCGTGTTCCAGCTCCAGCCTTCAGCCTGGACATCGCGGGACACCTCCCCCAACGTCTTGCGTGCCAGGGATGAGTCCGTGATCTCGTTAATTGAGATGTCGCTGAGCTTGTCAACCGGTGCCTCACCGATAACGCTCAGCAACGTGTTGACAGCTTCCAGCTCGGTCATCTTGTTCAGCCCTTGGTGGCGTAAAGCTTCTCGGCCAGCTTGATCAGCGCAGCCTTGGTCAGTGTGGTGTCCACATCATCTCCGTTCGGAGCGAGATACTCCACAAGCTCAGCCTTCTTCATGGCTGCGAAGTCGGGCCTTTGACCAGACGGCACCTCGGTCACGGGATCAACTGATTGATCCTCTACCCAACTGACATTCAACTCAACGCCGTCAACTGTGATGGCCATGAAAAAGAGGGGCATTGCTGCCCCTCATTCTGTAGTCCCCCTAGGCCTGATGCTAGGCCACGGTGTTGTGGATCTCGACGATTGCTTCAGGACGCAGATAGCCGAAGCCACATGCGTACTTAGCAACCATCAGAGTGGACTGGTACATGACGTTGTAGTCGTTACCAGTCATCTGCATGGAGATACCGCGCAGGTTGACAACACCAGCAGCACCCTTCTGGAAGGCAACCATCTTGGTGTTAGTCATGTCCACAGACGACAGCACAGTGTCGCTGCCATTCCAGGTGAAGCCTTGCTCACCGGCTGCAGCAGTGACGTTGCCCTGCGTGATGTGGTTGCTGGGGTAGATGCTGAAGCCTGCCAGCTGGCTGATCTGGCCCTTGGAGTAGGAACCATTCGCACCCTGCTGGTTGAAGTCGAAGTTCACTGCACGGCTGGATTGAATCAGCGTGTAGTAGACCTCGGGGCTGCACACCAGCACGCGACCATCAGAGCTCACGTCCTTCTCGTCGAGCGCCTTGGCAGCTGCGAATACAGCAGCCACGTAGTCGTCAGCGGTAGGGGTGGCCTTGTTGATGTTCACCCGGGTGCCAGTGCGTGCAGCCTGATCAGGAGTCAGGCCGGTCGGCAGGTTGGCAGTCAAGTCAGAGGTGCTCTGACGGGCGCCCAGGGTCAGCACACGAGCCAGTCGCTTGTCATAGGCGCGGGCAAGGGCTTGGCCCAGCTCACGGCTATAGATCGAGCGAATGTCGAAGTGGTTCTTGGCCTCGTCCAGGTCGTACAGAGCGGCGTCTGCAATCAGCAGATCGTCGATCTTGATCACGACCTCGTTCTGGGCCATGTTGCCCTGGCCTTCGATCTGCTTCCCGGGTGTGTGGAAGCGAGCCAAAAACCTTCCCGTTACGGGAAACTGGGCGCTTTTCCCGGACTGAATAGTGCGTTCTTGCACCATCCCTTTGAAGATGCAATTCCGCTGAAACGCGGACAGCACCTCGCCGGAAAATACCTTGAGGAAAAGAGCGTTGTCCTTTGCCCAGGTGCCGGAGTCGTTGTTAATAACACCGGCCCTAGACAGGGTTACGTCGGGTGCAGCCACCTTCGGTCTCCTTGTTGTGGGTTTACGGGGCGATCAACAGATGGAGCTCAGCTCCGCCAACGTCGCACTGCTGGGGTGTCGGCGCACCGGGCCCAGGTGGCAGATCATTTGGTTGTTTGATCTGCCTCAATTATCACCCTGCGTCAACGCGCTTGGAAAACATTGCTTGCGGCAATGCGACGCTCCACCTCGCGGATGTATGCAGGATCAGGATTATCACCCGAGTAACGCGGATCACTCATGGCTTGAACCACCTGAGCTTCCGAGCTGTAGCCACGCACTTCATTGCTCGGAGCACGGCCACCCGTAAGCCTTGGCTCATAACCATTGGCCATCATGTAGTCGTACTGCAGACCCTTGAGCGTTGTCAGGATCTGGCCTTCATTGCCCTGAGCCAGCGCTTCGTTCCAGCTGTTGACGCGATCAGCGGGCAGGTTGCCGGCCACCCAGTTGGCCAGCCTGGTGTAACCGTCTTGGCCACCAGCCATGTCAAACACGCGCTGCTGAATAGCAGTCGCTGTCTCCGCGTCGATCTGACCAGCCTGACCTTCGTCCGCATTGTCGTCGTCGTCGTCGTCAGGTTCGGCTTCAGTTTCTGCGAGGGGCTCAGTCTCCTGTTGCTGCGCTCCTCCTTTAAGCCTGGTGTATTCCGCCTGCAGGCTCTTGTACGCCTCGGCTAGATCCTCGGCAGAACGGTACTTGCCAAGCAGTAGGCCACCGTCCCCTTCACTGGTGTCACCTTGTGCTTCGTCGTAGAGCTCAGCGCGTGCTGCTTCAACTCGTGCAGCCTCTTCCGTGCCGGCGCCTGTCTCGTAAGACAGGCTGCCGTCTTGACCTGTGATGATTTCAGGCACGATTGAATCCGTCGGTGATGATCATGTACCCACCGTCAGGCAGTGGTGACATATGTTGACCCTTGCCTAGTGGCAATGGTTTGTCAAGCTGCGATTCCTTCGGCTCCTGCTGTTGGGCTGGCTGGCTGAGCTGCCTCAGTCGGCGGCGGGGCTGTTGCTCCACTCTGGATAGCTCCTTGTGCAAGCTGTTGCGCCAATGCTACTTGCTGCGCTTGTGATTGCTCAGCCTGTATCTCCTCTTCTGTCTTCACTAGCCCCGCGATGTCAATGCCATCCGATGCTGCGAAACGACGAATGAGCTCCGATGGGTTGATGTACTGCAGGAACTGCTCTGGCCCAATGCTCGCTGCAATCGTCTGCAGGAACATCGTCAATCGCTGTTTGTCATTGCCGCGGCCAATGGCCTCTACCCCGGTTGTGATCTGAGGGTCAACCAGTCCGTTCGGGATTGGAGGCAGTTCGCCACTGCGCTCCATCATGAACATCACTCTGCGGATCAGCGGTAGTTGCAGCTCAGCACTCAGCACGCTGTACACCCCACCCAGCCCCTGCTCCAGCTGCTCTGCCATCAAGCGGATCTCTTCAGCGGTCACACGTTCGGCATCACGCTGCACCGCCTCGTTAGTGAGGAAGGTGAACTGAAGACGCCGCTCGAGCAGCTGCATCGTCTGCAGTGCTGTGGCGAAGTCGTTCTGCTTTTGGACCTGCAGGGCTTCCACGTCAGCGGCGTTGCCTGCAACGATTGCTCCGTTCTCAGCCCGTGCCAGCACATCCGCTCGGGTGGTGCCGTTGGGATTGACGAGGAACAACGCCTTGGCGCTGATCAATGCACCCTGCACGATCGCTTTGCTCAGTGCTTCAAGTGACTGAAGATCACCAATACACTCCTCGACCAGGCCGCGGCCGTAGCTTTCACCTGCGATCCGGTGTAAGCGGAGAACGATCCAAGGGTTTGTAGCCAACCGGCTAAAGCCTGCAGATCCTTTGATGCGTTTGCCGTCGTATTCCTGATACCACTCGGCCTGATCCTTCTGCGGATCAATCGTCACATGCGTGTAGACATCTTCTCGATCATCGTGCTCACCATCTTCCTTGGTCTCCTCGCCCGCAACGCCAGGGGGCAGGTACTGATGAGCGACCTGCTCACGCACCACAATCTCCGTGACGTTCCCCTCGGGATCACGGTCCACGCAGAAGGAGCGCAGGCTGTACATCCGGATGCTGTCCTCCCCGATGTAGAGGAGGGCATTGCCACCGACCACTAGGTGTTTGACCGCCTCGAACATGGCGGGCCTGGCCTGCAGCTTGTCCAGCTTCTGCAGTACCTGGCGCTCCATATCGCTCAGGGCTACATCCATGGTGGACATGATGTTCTGCACATCACCACCGTTCTCCTGCACGAACTGCTCGATGGCACCCTTGTTGATCGCCAGGCGGAAGAACGGCTGGCTGGGTGGGTAGAGAGCAAGGAGCAGCTTTGCGCTGAGGCTGCTCACGCCGCGGGCACCTGCTCCTTGGTACAGAGAAGGGATGCTGTTGTGCGTCAGACCTGAAACTGGATCGTTCTGATCTGTCTCGGGGATCAAGGTAGGGATGGTCAGCGCTGACGCATCCACAGCGCGGCGTAGGTACAGCGAGCGATACAGCTCAAGAGCACGCCAGCGAGAAGCAGCAGTGGTGTTCATGCGATTTGCAGACCGGCGAGAGGACTGGCAGTAGCAGGAGTTGCGGTGACGCCGCCACTAACACCCATGCCCGTGAGGATCGAAAGGTTGGACAACGTGTTCGTGGCGGATGAGCGACTCATGTTCCGTGCGTCGCCCAGGGCTGGGGCCGCGGCGGTGGGCTCGAGGCCTGGTACATAGGCGTTGGCAACTGCCATCGCTTGCCGTTGCGCTTCCGCTGCCTGCGCCGCCATCGCTTCTTGCTGGCGACGGGCATCAGCCATCTGCGTTTCGTAGGCCTGCTGCTGCTGGATCATTAAGTCCTGCAGAGCCTGCTGCTGT